TGGTAATAAACATATTCCTACTGGTGGAAGTGGTTCTTCTGGTAGTAAGCAAGTCTTAACATATAATGGGGCTTCTGGAGATGCTACTTTCCAAAATGCTTCTGAGCATGGTACTCATGGTGGTGGTAGTAGTGGTAACCATTTCACTACTATTGAAGTTAGCGGTACAGATTTAGATGCGGTTGGGGATGACACCCTAGTTATGACTTCTGCTAATAGTGTTATAGGTCTTGTTGGGAATTCGGGTGCTGATTCTATGACATTTACTGGCAATGCTTTTAGACTAGTTACTGCGGGTGGGAATACCCTTACGGCTACAGGGGATGATACCTTAAACTTTGCAAATGGAGCAGGGATTAGTATCGTAGGGAATGCGTCAACTGACACAATCACCATTTCATATACAGGTGAATCAAGTGCAAGTACTAGCTCTGAGGCCCACACAACAGGTAGCCATCAGCACACACTAGCTTCTGGACATGATGGTAGTCATACAGGTGGAACTAACAATTATGTAGCTGTTTTTACTGGTACTAATATTCTACAATCTGCTGTTAGTTCCAGAACAACTTCTAGAATGTATGTAAATAATATTTATTTTAACGGCACTAGTCCTTACTGTGGAAGTTCTACCTCTCCTGCATATCAAGTTCGTACTGGACGGTTGTTTACAACTGACCCGAATGTATACCATGAAAATTTAGGCACTAATTCATCAAGTACAAACTACTTAAAAGTACATAATACTTCTGGTTTAGTAACTGAAGTGAGTTCTACTAGAAAGGTGAAGGAAAATATTGTAGACCTTACAATTGATACTTCTAAGCTATATGATTTAGTACCTAGAAACTTTAAATTTAAAGACCAACTCATTGAAGTGTGGAATGATGAAACTGATGAAACTACATCTTATACAGAAGTAGGCGAAAATTCTTTTGGGATGATTGCTGAAGAAGTAAATGAAATTTTACCAGAATTAGTTGTCCTTGATAAAAATCAAGAGCCTAAATCTATTGACTACCCATTACTTAGTGTCTTGTTATTATCAGAGTTAAAGAAAATGCAGGCTAGGATAGAAGTGTTAGAAAATAATGGGTAGTAAAGAACAAATAATACAACTCCGTACAGAGAACCCCTTAATGAACTCTGTGGAGATAGGAAAAGAAGTGGGCGTATCTAAACAATACGTCCATAAAATTCTTCGGAAGGAAGATTTAAATACTAGTGTTCCTAAGAAGAAGAAATTCAATAGGTGCAAACAATGTAACGAACCTGTTGGCACCCGCGTCAATATATGTAGTGGTTCTTGCCATTTCACTTATTATCGTATGAAAGTCACTTGTTCTTTTTGTCATGTAGACTTTTATTTGAAACGGTCAGAGGTGACACAGAGGCATAGAAGGAAGTATAATAAGATATACTGTAGCAAACCTTGTTACTATAAAGGACGTAAAGATAGTTAAAAGAAGTTTTTAGGAGAATAGTATGGAGATTAATGACGAGTTGATTCAGCAATGGGAACCGAAAGTACAACGCATGGCTTCTAATACGTACATTGTAGGGTTGGATAGAGAAGATTTAACACAAGAACTTCGATTAGCAATTGTAAAAGCAGCTAAAGGATTTGAAGAAGACCGTGGTGTGTTATTCCACACGTATTTACATACTGCAATGGTTAATACTATTAGAACTTTAATTACTAAAAGTCAGAAATTGAATCCTCCTACTGAAAGTTTGGATGATGTAGAATCGGTGTTTTCGACAATGCCTATGCAATCTACGGAAATTTTAGAGGCTCTAACTTATCCCATAGATTTTACTACTGATGTTGAGTTTAATGAATTTTTACAAGAATGTGCATTAGATGAATTAGAAAAGGCTTTCATTACTCTAAGATTAGAGGGATTAACTATGGAGGAAATTACCGAAGACTTAGGGGAACCAGCATATAGGATACGGCAAACAGTACGAGAAAAATTACTTGTGGGGGCATTAAATGAGGAAAAGAACTCGACGCGGGGGGATGTTTCGGAAACAAGGGTTGACAATGACGCAGGAAGAGTATAGAGTTATTAGCATAGATAAAGCCACTGAAGGTATCCAAACATGGGGCACATTCACTAACTTAGAAGAAGCCCTTGCCCAAGCCCAGGATGTTAAACGTCATGATTTAGATGTTTATATTCATGGGGATTCCAACAGAGTTATATCTAAAGTTTAATACTTTGGAGAAGATATGGAGAACTTTGATTTTATTGAATCTGGTGTCGTTTTCGGCCTCACTGACCGATTAACCTTTAGAAAATTTAAATACTCAGGAAAAGATTTTGCTAAACATGGAGATGCATACAAATTTGTTACTACTCATTATGATACTTATGGCGAAGTCCCCAGCCCTGAAACGCTTTGTGAAAATTTCCCCACATTAAACCCAGCAGCTCAAAACTTAAATTTTGAGTATGCTTTAGATACCTTTCAAGACCAAGTGTTGTTTAGACAAGTTATCGGTGTCTTCCAAGATAATAAAGATTTGTTATCTGAAAATCCTAAACATGCATTAGCGAACATAAATCATGGGCTTCAAGATGTGTCGGTGATTTATGATGAAGATGTGTTATTTTATAATACACAAGCTGAAAATCGTTATGATGAATGGAAAAAGCGCACTGAGAAACGTCGAATGGGTGATGGGATTATGGGGATTCCAACCCCATTCCATTCCATTAATAGATTAGGTGTTGGATGGCTTCCAGGCGAAATGGTATCCCTATTTGCTAGGCCATCAGTAGGTAAGTCTTGGGTATGTGTCCAAGCTGCTGTTACAGCGGCATTGAGTGGGCATAAAACTCTTTTGATATCTACTGAGATGCCTGCCGCTCAAATGAACATGAGAACGGATGTAGTCATGGGTAAGGCTATGGGGTATAACTTCTCCCATGCTGATTTACGTAATGGTAATCCAATTGATGAAGAGTCTTATCAGGAATTTCTACGTAATCTAGATAATGTGCCTTTGTTAGTGTGTGACCACATTGAGGGGGAGTCTAGCATATCTTTAGAAAGTATTCATAACCTTATTCGGAAGTATGTACCAGACTTTGTAGTTATTGATGGCGTTTATTTAATCACTACTTCTAGTAGAAGTTTTAAAGCTATGTGGGAACAGACACACATGTTATTTTATGGCTTGAAGAATATATGCTTATCTACAAACACAGCTATGTTTGTTTCTACACAAGCTACGAAAGAAGCATCGGATGTGTTTATGCCACCTATGGCAGACCAAGTAGCTTTTGGGGATGCTCTGTTACGGGCTTCTGATGTAGTCATGTCTATGTGTATGATTGAAGATGAAAGTGAGAAACGACTCCTAGCCTTTCAGAAGTATAGAGATGGAGTCATGCCTTTGAATACTGCCATCTTAGACTGGCAAGTTAATAATGGCCTTATAGCTGAAGCCCCAGACGATTTCTAATGACTGAGTGGGCCAATGTATTGGCAGATATAGGGATTATTGTCCCTATTGATAAAGACCAGTTTACCCTCCAGTGCCCCTTCCATGAAGATACTGTTGATTCATGTTCGATAAACATTGAGAAGGGGGTATGGATTTGTTTTGCAGGCTGTGGGCAAGGTACCTTATATGGCTTCTTAATGAAGTACTTAGACATTAGTTATGAGGAAGCAACACAGAAAGTCTTAATCAACACATCTGTTTTTAACCTGAATATGTTTGACGGATTGATAGTAGATGATAGTATTATGCCTGAAGTACGATTCCCGTTTAAAGAAGGATATGTTCCTGAATGGATATTTGATAGGGGGTTTGATAAACCCACCCTTCAAAAATGGGGTTGTGGGATAGACAGTGAGAATAGTTTAATCATTCCAATTAAAGATGACATCTCTCGTTTAGTTGGTTGGGTTAGGCGTAGGCAATATATGACCCCCAAATATTTATATTCTAAGGGGTTAAAGAAATCTAGGGTGTTGTTTGGGCAACATTTAAGGGTAGAGAAAACCCCCTTTGTCTGTATTACAGAAGGTACGTTAGATACTATGTGGTTAGACCAGCATGGGTGCCCTAGCGTAGCCCTCTTAGGGGCATCCTTGTCTAAAGCTCAAGAAGCATTAACCTTGGGTTTACAAACCGAAGAATTGGTGCTATGCTTAGATAATGATGAAGCAGGCCAAATAGGTTTTCAAAAAGCTATGGGTTGCTTATCCAAAAGTTTTGTGGTAAGCTATGTGAAATTGCCAAAGGAGTACAAAGATGTACAGGATGTAAGAAATAGCGATGAACTTCTAAGTATTATAAATAGCAGAACATTTTTTTAAGGAAGGAGAATTATATGAGTGGAATAGGAAGAATTCAAGAAGCACGGGAAACTAGGACTCAGGGTCAAGGTGGAAGTAATGGGGTTCCAGGGAGAGAAATCTGGTTTAGGGATGGTGACCAAGCATTCCTATCTTCAGTAGCAACAGGGGAAGAAGGCGATACTAACCTCGATGATTTGTACATGTACACCTACAATTCTGGAAGTCGTTGGGTAAATCTACTAGATGATGCTGATGTAGATAAGAGTGAGGTACCGGATAATCAACGCCCTTCTCATAAGTTTGCTTTTTGGGCATATGTCCATGAAATTATTCATACTGAACGGCGCAATGATGATTGGGAAGTTGTGCAAGGCCCAGGTGGTAAGAAGGTTTACAAGGAAAGCATACATGATTTCCGTATTATCTCCCTAACCTTTGGGCGTAGTGATTATATTTGGAACCAACTCGTTGATATTTACAATGATTGGAGTGGTCTAAATAAGGGTGTTATGCGAATTAAGCGTACTGGCACTGGGATGTTTGATACGTCTTACCAACTAGCGGCTACTGCTCGACAAGAAGAAATTCCTAGTGATGAAGAGGCGAAGATTGCAGACTTGCCTACGATTAAAGAGTACTTTAAGTCTCGCTATGGTGGGCAGACTACGCAAGCTCCAGCAATGGCTGGTGTGTCTACTGCTTCTAGCACTGATGCTGACGATTTGTTTTAATGTTAGTTAAGACTGCCATAGACTTTGACTATTATGTGGGCCAACTTGAAAAAGATTTGGCCCACAATCCTACAAGTCATATCGTAGTTGATGTAGAGACGAATGGTTTAGATGCCTTTGGCCGTAACCAATTGTGTGGGGTGGGGATTGGATATGGTGAGGACACATACTATTTCCCCTTTATGCATCAACAGGGAGATAATTTAGGCCCAACGGAATTACAGCGATTGATGAGATGCCTGGAACAAACAGATAAGTTGGTTGGGTATAACATCAAGTTTGACCTCAAGTTTCTAGAGAAAGCAGGATATAAACCACCTGAAGAAGTGGTTTTTGCTGATGTGATTGTCATGGTTCGCTTAACTGAACCAGCTTCTGTAAAGGAATTGGGGCTGACCCACACAATTCAAAGGGTGTACGGGGAAGCAGCGGCATCCTACGATAAGGACACAAAGAAGGAATTACGCTCTCATAAGTGGCATAAAGACTTCTCCTTATCCCCCCCTGAACTACTAGGGCCATATTGTGAGCAAGATGTGTATTGGACGCATAAGCTCTACGTTAAAACCCTTAAACAGATTTTAGAAAGTAACCAAGTTGATGTCATGAATCTAGAATTCGATTTAACTAAGGTTCTATATTCTTTAGAGAACGAAGGTATATCTATTGACACGGCGTATGTCCAAGATGCTATTACTAGAATTGACCAACGTCGAAATGAGGTAGAGGCTAAAATTTATGACTTAGCTAATAAAGAGTTTAATATAAATAGTTCGCAACAAGTAGGAGAACTCCTGAATGAGAGGGGCATTAGGTCATCTATTCAGACTCCTAAGGGAAAAGAGTCTTGGAGTGAGGTGGCATTAGTTCAGATAGATGACCCCTTAGCAGGATACATTAGACAATATAGGGCATTAGAGAAATTGAAGTCCACTTATCTGGAACCATATTTAGATGCTTCTGTAATGCATACTTCGTACTGTAATTGGGGAACGTTAACAGGTAGGCTGTCTTCTAAAGAACCCAATCTCCAAAACATCCCCAGAACCCATTTCAAGTTGCTGGATAGGGAACTTACAGAGGACGAAAGGAATACCGTTAAAGGCCGTATAAACGCCATTATAGCCGCTAAAGGTACTAGTGCAGTCCTAGACCTTAGTAACCATGTATTGGACACCTGGGGCTTTGTGGGGGACGAATCCTTTGACCCTGAGGATAGAGAACAGGTAGCAATGCGTAGAATGTTTATTCCTAGGAAAGGGTACAGGTTAGTGTCATTTGATTATTCTCAGATGGAAGTTAGAGTCTTCCTGAGTTATTTACACAATGAAGACGTTGATGCACTCTTGGCAAGAGAAGATGTAGATTTTCATGGGGAAGCAGCAAAAATTGCTTTTGGGGTAGATGAGAGTAGTAGTGAATATAAGTTTTATAGGCAGATGGCGAAGAACATTACGTTTGGAGTTATCTATGGTATAGGGAAGGCCAGACTTGCTAATCAATTGAATGTGTCTGAGAAAGAAGCATTTCAATACAAAAAGAAGTACTTTGCTGGCATATCTGGGTCAAAGTCCTTTATAGATAAAGTCTCCCGTACCGTGGCGGCACGGGGTTGGGTTAAGAATCGGTATGGTAGGGTGTATAAAATACCAGCGGATTTAGCCTACAAAGGGGTTAATTACTTAGTACAAGGCACCAGTGCTGATATTATAAATGAAAGGATAATTAAAATACATGGATATCTTAAAGATAAAAAAGCTCACATCTTGCTCCAAGTCCACGATGAAATCATTTGTGAAATTCCTGATGATGAAATACACAGCGTACCATCAGAAATACAGAAATTACTAGAAGAGAATAGTTTGGGGATTCCCCTCAAGGTGGATGTCGAGGTATGTGACCCTTCCTGGGCCACCAAGAAATACTTGACTGATATCCCCAAACCTGTTACAATAGAGGAAGCTATAGATTGGGATTAGGAGGATAAGAATGGCTAAAGTAAGTGTACATTTAGGATTTACGTTTAGGGTAGGGCCACTAGAAACGAATCAGTACAGTCGTATTGATGTGGATGTTAGGGATATAGATACTGAATTGCCTGTGAAAGACCAGATGAATGAGGCATCTAAGGCTCTAGACCAAGTATGGACGGTAGTTAGAGAAGCAGTAGATGAAAAGATTGAGAATGTGCTTGATTCAGGGAGTACCTCATGAGTGAAATAGCAAGGGTTAAAGTATTAGAGGATGTATTGTTAGAACGAGAACGACACGATACAGCTTGGGAACCACACTACAGTCGCTTGTATGAATATACACACTATATTCAATTAGCAGCGATATGTTTTGCGATGGCTGAAGCTCAATTTAAGGAAGACACAAAAAATGAAAAATACAGCTGATGAAGTAATCGCCCAATTACTGGGGGATAAAAAACTAAACTTACAAAAGGGAAATAGTGACACCTTTAATTACACACGTATTCCCTTTGGCATTCCTGCGCTAGATAAACTTACTGGTGGTGGCATCCCTAAGAAACGCATGACCATTATGTATGGGCCTACAAATGTGGGGAAGTCTTATCTTGCTTCCCAAGTGGTGGCAAATGTTCAACGAGACGGTGGAACGGCTGCATGGATAGACACAGAATTATCCTGGGATTCAGAATGGGTAGAAAAGTGTGGCCTAGATTCTGAACGTATGCTCGTATCTCAGCCTACTAGTGGGGAAGAAGCTTTAGGAACAGTCAAAGAACTTATGAGGGCAGGAATAGACATTATTGTTTTGGATTCGATTGCAGGGTTAGTTCCATCAGATGTGCAGGATAATGACAAGGGGTTTGAGTTTAGTCCAATGGCCTGGCAAGCCAGGTTCGTAAACTCCGCTCTCCCCAGACTTCTACCGAATCTAAAATCTGGGTCAGCCTTCATTGCTATCAATCAAGTAAGGTCAAGTATTGGCCCTGTAGCTCTAGACACTATGCCTGGGGGTTTAGCCCAAGGATTCTTTGCTCATTTCTTACTTCAGGTTAGAAGGTCTGGATGGATTGAAGAACCTAAAGGAAATAAGGTGGGGTTTGATATGGAGGTTCGATTACGCAAGAGTAAGGTGGGGGGTGAGAACTGGAGTAATGCCATTGTGCCCTTTAGAGTGGATGGTGGGATTGATGTACTAGAAAGTTACATTAGAGAAGCCATACAACAGAAGTTGATTACTCAAAAAGGTGCATGGTATGATTATGAAGGAATTAAAGCTATGGGTATGAATGGTTTAAAAACCCAATTGCTGACTAATCCTACTCTAGTAGACAAGTTGAAAGCAGATGTTACCTAGAGATTATACTAAACAAGAAAACCTTATCGCAGACCAATTGTCGGAATTCGGTCTGCGGTATGACCAACAAGTACCTATAAATCAATACACAGCTGATTTCTATGTTCCTGAATTAGGTCTTGTCATTGAAGCAGATGGAGTGTATGGGCATTTGGGGAAGAGGGATGCATATAGGGACTCTGAAATAATGAGGATTTTTGGGATAGGGAACATTTTGCACATTAAAGATACTACTAAACAAGGGATAAAGGATACATTATGGCAGGCATTAAACAACTTAACCAACTAGCAGAAACTAAAACTCGTAACCGTACATCTAATCAAGATAAATGGCTCCTTAAAATGTTTGAGAATACGTTGGGGTCTGAACAAAGGAGTAGTCGAGTGGGGGTGTTTTACCCCTCTATGTTAGGGAATGAGTGTGATAGATATTTGTACCTAGCATATAGAGGAGTTCTACCACAGCAAGTGATTAGTAGCGGAACCCAAAGGATTTTTGATACGGGGTCTTCTTTAGAGGATAGGATGACCAAATACTTTGAACAAATGGGGATTTTAAAGGGGAGGGAAATCCCACTTAAATGTGACAATCCCCCCATTTCAGGCCGAGCAGACTTCTTACTTGCTCATGAAGAGCATGAGGAGATTGTTCTAGAACTTAAATCAATTAATGACAAAGGCTTTAAGAATTTATACAGTAAGCCTAAACCAGAACACTCAATACAATTACAGATTTATCTGCAATTATTGGACAAAGCCTATGGGATTGTGTTGTATGAAAATAAGAATGACCAGAAGCTAAAAGCGTTTAAAGTACCCAGAAGTGCTAAAGAGTGGAACACTTTAGTTAATAGGTGTACTAAAATACAAGAAGCAACAGTAATACCAGATAGCTGTACTGGGCCATCATGGTGTGCCTGTAGGCACTATAAGGAGGATGAGGATGGTAGAGAAGTGGACACCAATGAAAGCCTTGGGAAAAGCGACTAGAGTTATAGATGAGTTAATGGTTCCTCCGTTTAAGACGGATTTAAGTGAACAACCCAACTTAGACTTTGCTAATTTGATGAATGCTGATGCTAAAACGCTAGAAGAGTTTTTAACTTTATATGGTGGGTATAAAGCATATTTAGAGTCTAGGGTAGCTGATGTTGAAGCTGGTAAGAACGCTTTAAAAGCAGCATTTGATGAAGGATATGCAACTGCTGGGTATAAAATGGCAGAGGACAGAGAATCAGAGGGCAGGAAGAAGTTAACTAGAGATGAAGTTCGTGGGGCGGCATTAACTAACTACCCCCAGTTACGAGAGTTGAGTAGGGAAATTATTGAACAAGAAGCGACATATGTGAAAATGTCTGGTGTGCTTAGTGCTTACACTTCTGCTTATCACACAGTCTCAAGGATTGTAGCTCTTCGTATTTCCCCAGGTGTTAGTTATGGATAGGCATTACCTAGGATTAGATTGTTCTAGTAAAGCCGTTCATGGCACTATCATTAATCAGGATAAAGTTTTGCAAGAGACTATAAAATGGGTTTCCCCAATTAAGGATTTTGACTCCAGATTCGTGGATTTTTTGACTAAGTTTTACGAAGAACTAGGTATAATAATAGAAAGGTATCCGTCTTTATGGGTGGCTGTTGAAGCCCCTATTTTTATTCAAAATCCACGAACTACAATGCAGATTGCTTCTGTAGTGTACGCCACCAAGTTTATATGTTCTTTACATGGCTTGGATAGCATATTAGTACAAAATAAGACATGGAAGAAAGTGACGGTGGGAAATGGGAATGCGGCGAAAAGCGATATTTTAGAGTATGCCAACAAGTTTTGGGATACTCAGTTTGCAGAACAGGATTGGGCTGATGCAGCTTGTGTGGCTTTGTGGTGTAGAAAATGGTATTTGGAACTGGCAGAGGAGATAATATGAGTGTAGTGTTTTATATGAAAGGGAAGACCGAGACTAGTGTAGAGTATGTTGATAAACTACCTGAGGGCATGACAGCCCAAGAATTTAAAAAGAAGTATGGGGTAGTGGTTTGGTGCGACTACTTTGGGTGTAAATATAATACTCAAGTGGAAGATACTCAACGGACAACTGGTAAGTTATTGAATAAGCGTGGGTATCAACCTATTGGTAAAGATGCTGGTGTGTGGAGAGGGCTATGTACTCGCCAAGAGATTGGATTAAAATATCTTAACGGTAAACCTGAATGCTTTACTTCTGCGGTAAGGAAAACAGGGAACCTGAGTTTTGCAGGATTGCTACAGTCTGATGGAACGCCTTATGGGGGAAGTATTGAATCCCAGCATATGGAAGACCCGTCATTCGACATCCCTTCTAATTGGGGACAGGAAGATAGGGCACCCAGAAGGGGTTTACGTTCCCCAGATATTAGGGAGTATTAATATGCCGAAACAATTCCCTCCTGAGATTAAGGAGAGGGCTTTAGGTTTATACATTAAAGGGGATAAATCTGCTAGAGAGATTGCCGAGATGCTGTGGGATGACTTCGCTATTGAGGTGAAGCCATCCACCATCTATTTGTGGGCAAGGGATGGAGATTGGGGTGTGCAACAAGTAGAAGTTCGTGTTGAGGCCATTAATAAGATAAAAGAAAGTGAGGGCCAACGATTCGCAAGAACTCAGCAGGAGCATTTAGATACCTATGAATCCCTCCGTCATAAAGCAGGGCATGAATTAGAACATTTAAATTTTGATAAAGCATCGGATGCTGCTAAAGCCCTAGACATGGGTATAAAAGGAGAGCGAGAAGTCATTAAAGGAATGGTTAATCTCCAGTTTGTACAGGGTGTGTTAAGTGTCTTAGTGGAAGAAATTAACGATGAGGACGTGTTGAAACGGGTGGCAGGACGTTTAAAGGCATTAATACAAACTGAGGAGCCAGCACTTTCATGACAGAAGAGATAACTACTTTTAATGATGCATTTGATAGATTAGCAGCAGGATTACTAACGTCTGGAAAAGCCAAGGTAGGGTCATTCCATGAGTTTCTCGTTAATATATGGGCACAAAGTTTTGATAACCCAGAATACTTTAAAGCTTGGCATGTTGGGATAGTGGCTGAAGATATTGAAAAGGCTATGCAAGCAGGGTTAAATTATTGTGCCATCCTCCCACGGTTCCATTTTAAAAGTACCCTATTGGGCCACGCCTTTAGTGTGTGGAGGCTCTTAACGGCTCCTAGGGACTGTTCTGTGCTGTATTTATCGTATAGTGATGGGATGGCCCGTTACCATATCTCTGAAATTAATAAGGCCATCTCTAGAAACCCTCAATTAGTAGAGTGGATGGATAACCGTACTCCCAAAGCTGACTTCTCCGCTAGATATCTGATTAATAATAAGCCTATGAATATTATGCATGGGGGTCTTTTTTCATTTAAGCGGGGTATGCATGTTAATGGTGCGTTGATTGCAGATGACATTCTCCGTGACCCTGAAAACCCTTTGAATATTGGACAGGTAACAAAGGTTGAAGACCATTTCTTAACTGAGTCTTTATTCATTCCTTTGAAGGGTGTGCCTGTTATAGTTCTAGGAACTCCTATGATGCCTGGAGATTTACTTGCTAACCTCCAGAAGGATGAACGTTTCCTATCTAGAGTGTTGCCAGCCCTTGACCCCGTTCCTGGGCGCAGGGTGTTGATGCCTGAGTTATATGATGAGAACTGGCTGTTGCAACAACAAAAAGCTAGGCCCAAATCCTTTGCATCAGAGTTTCTGCTGGTTCCTCACTTTGCTACTGAGGCCTATTTTAGTGAGGAAGATATTGTCAGTTGCGAAGATGAGACGTTGCGGGAGTTGCCTTCAACCCGTAAATATAGGAAACAAGAAGATTCATTTATTTTTGCAGGGTTTGATGTTGGTAAAAAACGGCACCCTTCTCACCTAGTTATATTTGAGAGAGGTGGAGATGGTACATGCCGCCAACTTCATCAGTCTTGGTTGGATGGGTGGAACTATTCTGACCAAATAGAATACTTAAATGAAGTAGCAGAGAATTTTGATATAGATAAAGGGTATGTAGATAATACTAGAGGAGAATTAGAGGATAGGGGGTTGGATTATAGGTGGAAGCCCCTAACCTTTACTGTTAAGTCCAAAAACACAATGGCACAGATTTTTGAAAAATATGTTCTTTCGGGGAAAATTAAACTTCTAAAAGATGAGCGGCAGAAGCAGCAAATCTTGTCAGTTAGTAATGAATTAAAGGCTCCTGAAACCCCTATGGGGCATGGAGATGCATTCTTTTCTATTGGCATGGCCTTATTAGCTTCCTGGGAAACAGGACAGTTTGGTTTTACCAATCTAGGTGACTTGCAAGGATTTCTTGACCCAGAAGACCCAGCAGAGATGAAGGAAACAGGGGAACCACCAGCAGTTTTGGAAACTGAACTTGACCCAGTTAAGGAAATGGCCTTGCCAGGTGGCATCAAGATGGATTATACTAGGGCAATGAACCCAGACTTAACGATGGCAGATTGTCCAAATCCAATTTGTGACGAGATTATTTGCAAACCAGAATTTTGGGTACCAGAACGGAAACTTTGTATATATTGTGGACATAGGGGGTAGGAGATTGATAGACACACACATTTCTGAACAGGCAGAAACCATTTTGGCACACCGATATTTTCTTAAAGATACGGATGGGAACCCAACAGAAGATTCACCAGAACTCTTTTGGAGGGTGGCGAAAGCAATAGCTGAGGTAGACAGTTATTATGAAGTTCTTCCTAATGAAGTCACACTCTTAGAACAGAATTTCTTTGAGATGCTATGGAATCTGGAATTTCTACCTAATTCCCCCACACTAATGAATGCAGGCACTGCTCAAGGCACCTTGTCAGCCTGTTTTGTTTTGCCATTGGAAGATAGTATGGAACAAATCATGAAGTCTGCTACGGATGCAGCTATGGTGCAGAAATTTGGTGGTGGCACAGGTTTTGCTCTGTCTAAAATTAGACCTAAGGGAGCCAAGATTCAATCTACTCATGGCGTTGCCTGTGGCCCCATAGAGGTGCTTAAAACCCTCTCTAGGGTGTCCAGTATGATAACGCAGGGTGGCAAGCGTGATGGGGCTAACATGGCTGTTCTGAGTGTGCGACACCCAGACATCCTTTCTTTTATTGAATGTAAGAAAGTAGAGGGTGACATCCATAATTTTAATATTTCTGTTGCTGTTGACACTCCCTTCATGGAGGCTGTTAAAATGGGCCAGGAATATACATTAAATGACCCTAAAACAGGTTTGCCAGTTTCAGTTTTAAATGCACGAGAAGTCTTTTTAAAGATTGTTCAGGGTGCGTGGCGTAATGGAGAACCTGGGGTGGTCTTCCTCGATAGAATGAATGAAGACAATAAAGTTGGTGAGGAATACGGGGATATAATTGCAACGAATCCTTGTGGAGAACAGCCCCTATTAGGGTATGAGAGTTGTAATTTGGGGTCAATTAATCTTGCTAAGTTTATTCGGACTACTGGGCTTGACCAGTCTGCCGTGGGTTGGGAAGGCATGATTGATTGGGATAGGCTTCAACACGTAGTGCGTAATGCGGTACATTTTCTTGATAATGTTATTGATGCGAATGATTACAGCATTCCTGAGATTGAAAAAATGACGAAGGCTACTCGTAAGATTGGCTTAGGTGTTATGGGCTTCGCTGATTTATTGATTAAATTGCGAATACCGTATAATTCTGAGGAGGCACGGACAGTTGGGGACGAGGTGATGCGATTTATTAATCATATGGCAAGTGTTAAATCATTAGAATTGGGTGCAGTTAGAGGGACTTTCCCCGCTTGGGAACAAAGTAGTTATAAGATTCAAGAAAATTATAGGAACGCTTGTCGTTTGACGGTAGCCCCTACGGGCACTATTTCTATGATTGCGGGGTGCGCTAGTGGAATTGAACCTATCTTTGCTTTGGCGTGGCGTAAACAAAATATATTGGAAGGTCAGACCCTATTCTATAGTAATGAAGAGTTTAAAAAAGACGCGCAAGAAAATAATTTCTATTCTGAAGACCTTATGCTTTATTTGGCCTCTGGTGGTTCTTTAAAAGACCGTGATGATGTCCCAGATTGGGTTAAAGAAGTATATGTAACGGCCCAAGATATTTCTCCTGAAGACCATGTTTTAATGCAAGCCCGTTTCCAAAAATATGTGGATTCTGGCATATCTAAGACCATTAATTTTGCGTCTGATGCTACCTTAGAAGATGTGTTTGCAGCTTATATGACAGCTTGGGAGACGGGATGCAAAGGGATTACAGTATATCGTAATGGCAGTAGAGAGAAAGAGGTATTGGTGACAGGACATTTAGAAGGGGAAACTCCTAAATGTGATTGTGAGTCTCCGTTGATTGTCCAAGAAAGTGGTTGTGAAACTTGTAAAGTGTGTGGGTGGAGTGCGTGTAAGATTTCGTAACAAAAACAAATTATGTAGTATAATATAATAGAGAAGTAGGGTAAGGAGGATTATTATGGTAGGAATGTTTCTAAAGGATAGGGAAGTACAATATACAGCCAATAGAGATGATATGACGAATACATGGCGTATTTTAGATACTTGGCATGAGGATTTGGCTCAATTAGGGCCAGAAGATGACATAGAAGATACGAGTAAAGCTGTTATGGTTATCACTGAAGGGGCATTTATAGCGATAGTGAAAGAAGCAGCTAGATTAGGTGTTTTGCAAAACGCTAATTTTGGGGAGAATCCTGAATTAGAAGAGGAAAATACTGCGTTACGGGAGAAACTTGCGGTGCTGGAAACACAACCTAAAGAAGTAGTGGTTACTCTGCCCCCAGTCCCTCAAAAGCCCCAATCTGAAGGGTATCTTTTAAAAGAAATGGCAATGCAAACTCTTCTTAAACTTACCAGTATGTCAGACATAGAAAATTTGACAAAGGATTAATTTATGAGACTACAGGATTATTTACCTGAGGTGCCCAAATTAGCTCAAACTGTCATTAATTTGAATGAACAGATTAATTTCTTAGACTTAATGAAATCGAATGGCGAAACGGGCCGTGCGCCTACTATTGGTCTAGACCATGTAGTTAATACATGGGTACGCCATCAAATGGCTTATCGTCAACAGCTTGTAATGGACTTACAGATGTTGGCATATTCAATTGAAGAGGTGCGTTCTCCATTACAACACATTACTGGGGAAGTATTCAGGCGGGGAATTGAGTGGGTTCCCCTAGTTGAAAACCCTGACAAAGAACAGCAGAAAAGATTGGTTTCCTTTATGGATGATTGTAATATCTTTGACCAATCGCTGGAAGAAACGCTTCGTCAGTTTCATTTTGACCTAAATGCCATTGACGATGCTTTCTTATATTTAGTGAAAGAATATAGAAAGTTAGATGATGGAACCATGCGTTCTAAAGTGAATGAAATTAGACGCTTGAACCCCGCATTAGTGGAGTTTGACCTTGATGCAGCGGGATTGCCAAAAAATGCCCATTTCCTGTGTCCTATTCATCGGGATGAGGTTAAAGAAGACCCTGGTGACTGTCTTAACACTGATTGTGGTTTAAAATTACAAGCTGTGATGTATAAGTATTACCATCGGAATCAACATTTGTTCTTCTTGGATGGAGAAGTCATTCATTTATCTAAGTTCTCGCCAAGCGAAACTTATGGATGGAGTCCTATCTTAACAATCTTTGAAAAAGCTTTAACATTGATTGGTATGGATAAAAATCTGTATAGATACTTCTTTGAACGGAAAATGCCAGCTAGTATGATGATGGTGTTTACTGATGACCCAGAGTCTTTGCGTAGAGAACGTCAACAGATTGCAGCGCAAACAAGACTTGACCCCAACTATATACCAATGGTAGCTGTTTCCTCTCGTAATAATAGGGGCAGAGTTGACATGGTACGATTGTTCCATACTCTTAATGAGATGGATTATCTGCCTGTACGGGGAGAGATACGGGAACGGATAGCAGCTATGTGGGGTGTAACTCCTGCATGGCAGGGCGCACCTGAAGCCTTTGGTGGCCTCTCTACCCAAACTCAGCAATTAGTTGTTATGAGTAGGGTGGTTGAAGGTGACCAGAGACTGTTCCATGAAAAAGTATTCCCCCAAATCTTAGAAGCCTTTGGTATAACTGATTGGGGACTGAAATTACCTAATCCTGAGGAGAAAGCGGAAGCTACTCGTATTAGCTTCTCACAACAGAAGGCACAAATAGCTAATCAGTTTGTTGCTTTAGGTTTTGATATTCGGTTAAAGGATGATGGAGTTCCTGTAGAAAATGCTGAGTTTATGATATTCGGGAAGCCTGTCAATATGATGGAAAAGCAAGGGGAACAGATGGATATGGCAATTGACCAGCAAAAGCAACAGATGGAACAAATGGAACAACAACAACAGATGATGGAAGAGCAAGCACAATCTGGTCAACAGCCAGGACAAGCCCCTGCTCCTCCTGAGGGCGTGAATCAAGCCCCTGGACGCACTGGGTCTGCCCCAGGTGGGGGAGAATCAGCAGAGGCCCAGCCTATGCCTCCTATGCCCATGCAGATGATGGAGTTCGCTCCCTTAAAAGGAGGTCAAAATAAAGACTATACATATAACTATCTGCCAAGGAAGGAGAGGACTACTGAGGAGTTAGATAAATATGCAGATAATCGTAAACCTGATGATGACCCAACTAAAGATGTTGAACCCCCCAAAAATTGGGTGCAGGGGCTGATGTCAAAGGGATATTTAACGCCGATAATTAAGCAAGTTACTAATGATGGGTCTAAGATGTGGTTTGCTCAAGATGGGGTAGACTACATTGCTAACTTACATCCCACGGGTGTGACACACGTTGAAAAAGCTTCCTTTGGTATGGGGCCAGTTTACAAACAGCCGCATACGCCTGGGGCCAGTTATAGTCCTACAGGTAATAACAAACAAATAGACAATGATTGGGACTATGATGACGAGGATGAAAATGCCCAATAAAGATAATGTTCAAAAGCTAATGAAGTTCGTGGAAAAAGCTGATGATTGGACTGTGCCTAGCAAGGATGATGATTTAGATGAAGCCTCTGAAGAAACTCGCCGTAATTGGGCGAAAGGAAAAGAAGCTGGCAGTGGGTTTCAGAGATTTGGGCCAATTGACCATTCTAAAGAGAAAGGCTCCCTAGAAAATCCCCGTGATATTATGGGACATTGGCGCGATGAGGGTGTTGCTCGTAAAAGAAATGTGTCATCGCCGTGGGGCGGTATGCCTCGTCAATTTCCTGTTCAACAAGAGGGAGGAACCTCAGGGCCAGTGACAGGGTCTACTCACAGATATGGCAAACGAGAAGATTATGATACATCCAATGCCTCTAAGTGGGAAGAAGTGAAGCCCTCCTCAGCACGGGAGAGGGCTAGAATGGGGATGGAGAATTCTTTACAGAAAGAAGGAGAAGGGGGAGGAGACGGAGGGGCATTTAACGGCCTATCCGATACAGTCTTTACCTCGACTAATGCTGGTATTTTTAGTCCTACCTATGGAGGCAGAGGAACAAAGAAAAAACAACTGAAAAACCATAAACGGCAGGATAAGAAACGAAAGAAATTGATGGGTAAAGAGAAGAAAAGTGGGGTAGAACGTCTTGTGCAGTTCCTATATGATGGTTCTCCCCACATGGCTAAAAGAATGGGCCTTGCCCCAGGACTCGATGATGATAAGACAGGGAATGGTGCAACAGGACACGCCTGGAACAATAGAACCCATTCGCCTGTCGTACTTAATTGGAAGAAAGATGTTACAGAGGATGCTCTTAATCATAAGAGGACAAGCCGTCCATTAGAGGATGCATTAAAAACTGCTGAAGATAATGAACCCCACATTAATATGGGACTCCCAGGAGGAATGGAAGCCAGTGTATTAGCTACAGAACCCAGAGATGATAGTGCTAATCCTGTTGGCAATGCTAAAACGAGGCGTTCCCCAGATTGGGGAAAGCATAATTCCTATGTGCAAAAAGCAGTTCCCCCGGCAACTACGTTTATATCCCCCGATGGGAATAACGAATCTGCGGATGGGCCGCATCCTCAAAAGGCGTTTATTGATGGGGGTGGGGATAATCCTAATGAAGCTCCCCATAAAGATGCTGTAATTAAGGAGAATGATATGCAACGAAAACGTAAACAAGAGAGCAATACTGAACCAGAGGGTTCACAGCCAGTCGCTGGTTTGGGGCTGCAAATGGCTGCATATGGAAGTGGCCCAGATACCTTTGCTCAAGACGCTTTAGCTAGAGGGGGGGCAAAAGATACAGAAGACCCTGAAGTAACTCAAGAAGAAAGTGATGCAATGTGGATACCCGAAGCTGAAAAAGTTGCTAAATTAGAGGCAATGCGAAAAATGCTAGAGGATTCGGGTGATGAAACCCCACTAATCTCTGCATTATTTGCAGTTGACGGTGAGTAGTATTTCTGATAATATATGTCCTAAGTGTTCAGGCACCATGTATGTCAATGACGATAAAGATTTGAATTGCCGTATGTGTGGCACTATTATTGTGTTGACGGTAAGGAGGAAATATGATTCCAGAACAGGCAAGATTAGAGATAATAAAAAAGAAGCAAGAGGGGGAGACGTGGACGGGGATATCACAGTGGATAGAGGAGGAATACGGGATACCGATTCACAGGACAACCGTCCAACGTTGGTACGACAGAGAGGCTTTCAGCGAAGACGAGGTAGACCAAGAAGAACTCTTGGAGTCGATAGAGGATAGAACTAAACTTGATAAGAAACTAGCAACCTATAAAGCAGAACTAAATTACTATAAAAAATTGTATCAGCAAGTCATTTCAGGAGATGCTAAGAAAGATTTAATTGTAGAGGCTATACAAACATACGCACCAACTTTTGATGCCGTGCCTGTTAAACCACCCCCTGCTAAAGGGAAATCAGCTACCCCCCAAGTCATGGTGGCTGTGCTTACAGATACACATGTAGGGGAACAAGTGTTTGCACCTCAAATGATGGATATGAACTCCTATGATTATGATATTTTTAATCGGCGGCTATCGGGTTGGGCAAACCAAGTTTTAAACTTAGCCACATATCGACGTAACATTTGTACTATTGATGAGTTGATGGTTCCTATGTTAGGAGATATGATTAGTGGTGATATACATGAAGAATTGTCTCGTACTAATCTTGATAACTGTATGATGCAAATGATGCACACTGCTAGTTCAATAGCCCAAGCTCTTATGTTCCTAGCACCACACTTTAAAACCATTAAGGTTCCTTGCGTGGTGGGTAATCATGGAAGAATGACAAAAAAACCCCCAATGAAGGATAAATACATGGATTGGGATTACTTAGCCTATCAATGGATGGCGGCTTTCTGTGCGAATCAGAAGAACATTCAATTTGATATACCTAAATCCTTTGCTCATATAGTGGATATAGCTGGTAAAAATGTTCTAATGTTTCATGGTGATGCTATATCAGGGGGTGGAAGTTCCGCATCTATCAGTCGAATGATTGGGAATATGCGTGGGGTTATACAGTTTAAACAAGCTCTGGAAAGCACTATTGTAGAACATGATGGGGTTATGCCAGGAAACTTTAGTGATGTGATGATGGGGCACTTCCATCGGATAGATGTCATGGATATAGGTACGGGGGCAGCATATCTATGTGGGACAATGAAGGGTGGGGACGAGTTTGCTTTACAGCGTGTACAGGCCATTACTCCCCCTAAACAAGTAGTTACGTATTGGCACCCGTATTACGGAAATGTGGGTATGGAAGTTATTTACCTAGATAGGTTTGACGATACACCCAGCATGTTTAACAGTACTATGAAAGATGTGTGGGCTACCACGTATGCCAAAGTTTAAAAGGACATTCACAGAACGTACAGGATATGATATACGGCTCCTCACCCCTGGATTTGGTGGGGAGCTTGATGAAGAGGAATTGGAAGTCCTAAGGCAGGAACTGTTGCGTAGGCCAGGATTAAGAGAACGTTGGGGTTTTGGGGCGAAGGAAAGAATTACAAAGAAAAAGATTCAAAGAATTTCATTGGAAGGTACAAAGGAGATACCATGAGTATAATGTATTATGCCTAAGAATCCTCAACAACAAATTGAAGATGCTCTTAATAAAAGCCTCTTATCTTTTCTAAAAGCTCGTCTCCCTGACAGATTATTTACAATAAACTTTCAGGGGGATATTGCTGTGAATAGTATTGATGCAGTATTAGAACGAACAGAGACGGCAGCAGCCGGTGGGCAACCAGTTGCAGGATATTGGAGACGTATAAAGGGGAGGTGGATATGGACTGCTCCGCACAACAGGCAGACGGAAATGCCTTCGGTAATGGAGACGGCACTTTTAGAAGAAAAAGAAGAGGACTCTCCTACATTAGGATTCTCTATACAAGAAGTAGTACAGGAATTCCTACAAATGATAAGCCAACCTAATAGTTTACAAAGATTTTTATAATTAAGGAGCGAGATTATGGTAGATGTTAGTAAAGTAACCCCTTTACAAGAGTATGTTATTGCGAGACATTCACGTATGGTAGGTAAAGTTTTAGACTTAATTGAGACTGCTATGCCTGAAGGCACCCAATGCGAAAAAGTTAAAAAATTGATACAAATTCCTCTGTATGACTTTAGAAACGAAATTCTGAAGCTTACAGTTACAGGTGAAGTTCCTATTGAAGACGATTTATCAGCTTGAGATAATTATACTATAAAAATCAAAATAATTCAGGAATCATAGTATAATATATTAGTACGAAATTCGTACTACATTTATTTATTTGTCGGGAAGTCGGAGGTGGCTTAGACCAACTTTCTGAACTAGGAAGGAGGATGCACATGGCACAAGATAATGACATTGTACAAAGGTTGGAGAAACAGATAGAAGGCTCTAATCTTGCTCTTGCTGCTGTTGCGGAGGTCTTGCACAAAATGGACTCCCGTATAAGTAAACAGGAAGAGTTTGAAGACATGGAACTGGCTGACGAAGAGGATGCTTTTGAGAAGCAAGAAATCATTAAAGCAGTTGCTGGAGAAGTATACGGCTTGATTAAAGCTGACCAAGGTATGCCTGACATGGACAAAGATGGCTCTGCGAAAGAACGCAAGGCTGCATCGGTAGCAAAGGGCCATGATGACTCTGAAAAGGCAGTTACTGTTGTAAGTAAGTTGCCTGAACAGCAAGCTACGCTGCAAGCTATGCAAAAGCAGCTTAATTTGTTGAAAAACGAGTGGGCTAAGGCTGAAGACGAAGATGCAATGGAAGAGAATGGAGAAGAAGACGAAGAAGATGTTGACGAGGAAGGATATGGCATGGACGATGAGGAACTTGAGAACGCTGCACAGTACCCAGTATTAGAGAATATGCAGAAGCAGATTAAACAATTGAAGTCTATGTTGAATGAGTCTACAGATATGCGAAAGGCTGTTCAGCAAGAAACCGAAGGCCGTCTACGAAAGATGGGCTTCCGTGAAGAGACTTCTCTCACCCGTCCTACCGTTATCCGCTATGAAGATAGCATGGGTACAGATGGGACTACTGTCATCCAGAAGGAATCTGCTGGTTTAGATACTGTTGACCAAATGATGCAATTGTCCTATCAGGATTTGCGTCGGTTGCAGGAAACTATCGAGAGTGGTGAAACGGACGGCGTTCCACAAGAACTTATAGGATAATTTGAAACAAAAGATTAAGGAGATAAATTATGTCTAATCCATCCCTTGCTGAGTATATTGCTCAGTCCCAAAGAGGGTTGTATCAGAGTGTTTTCGGTGCAGGCTTCATGAAGAAAGCCAGTGCTGGAATCGGCGTTCCGTTCACGGTTGATACCGCTACTGGTATTTTTAATACCACGTATGGACGGAAGGTCTGGCAAGCTCTAAACAACCAAACTAGGTTTTTTAATGCTATCCCACGTACCGTGTGGGGTAATACAGCTGGTTGGAGGATTCGGTCTGACCGTGGTGCGAACCGCAGTGCGCCTATCCTAGAAACTGGTAACCTCCCGACAGTAGATATTTCTGCTATCCAGACGGTTTCCAGCTTGCCCCGAATCGTTGCTACAACCTTCGGTGCATCGGTCAAGTCAGTCTTCACTGCCCAACTAGAAGGTGGTGTCGGTGACGTGCTGGCGTTGGAGAATGAGAACGCCCAGCTAGACCACATGAAAGAGGTCAACTTTGAACTGTTGTCCTTGGCTGCTGCGAGGGCCACTGGTGGTAGTGGTACTACTGTTGTTTTCGGCAGTTCTGCGATTGCTAATAACTTCCATATAGGTGATGAGATTGCCCGTTACGACGGTGACCAAACTGCTCATGACCTTACCTCTGGTGTCACAGTTGGTGGTGCTTCAAGTACTGCCCATAACGTTGCTACTGTAACCGTCGATACCTCTAGCCCTGCCTGGGCTGCTGGTGACTTGGCTTACGTATATTCCCGCGCTGGGTTCACCAGCTTGGATGATATCGTAGCTGAAGACGGGGCTGCTTCTGGTGGTTTGGCTGGTAACGCTAGGGCTTTTGACCTAACGTTGGCTGCTCGTACTGCTGGTGGTTGGAACGCTGCTGCTAACGTCAGCCACAACGCTGGTGTAGGCCGTGACCTTTCCCTTAATCTAATTGATACTTGTATCCAGAAGATTCGGGAAAATGGTGGCGAACCTAAGTTGATTCTCATGGGACATGACCAGTACTTCAAATTGGAAAGACTGCTCAATTCCCAGCAACGCTATATGGGACAGGAAGAATATCAGGTTGGTGTAGGCTCTGAGCGTACATTCCCTGGTACTCGTACTGGATTGGTTTTGGCTACCTATATGGGTATCCCCATCCTACCTGATGCCGATGTGCCGAAGAGCGTAAGCTCCGCTGGTGCAATTCTGGGTACTAACGTTTACGTACTGGACACTGACTATCTTGAGATGTCAATTGCCCAGCCTACCCAGTACATTGAAAACCGTGACTACTTCGCTGCTAACAGCCTTGTTGTCAGGGGCTTGCTGTACACTCTTGGTGAGTTGCGCTGCAAGAACTTCTTTGTTCAGGCTAAAATCTGTGACCTAAGCGTCTAAGGCTTTCTTGGGGGGGAGTAGACTCCAAACTGCTCTCCCCCATTTTTTGTTCTATTTAAGGAGGATAAACTATGGCTCTTGCAATAACAGTTCCAGGCAACGCTTCAGATATGTCAGGTGTCCCTGGAAACAATAAATATGTCATTAAGACTGCCACTTTTGATAGCAGCTATGTTACGGGTGGTGAGGCTCTAACGGCGGCAACCTTGGGATTGGAATCCATTCATATCGTGTTGTTGTCAATGGAAAACAGTGGTTACGTGGCCCAGTATGATTATACTAACTCTAAAATTGCTTTGTATGAAGCTGGTGCAGACGGTGCCATCTTGGATGAAGTTGCTAATACTACTAACGTATCAGCAGTTGCTGTTCGTGTCTTAGTATTTGGTAGATAGTATGTCCTATGCCTGTACCCAATGATACCTCTATTGAAGTAAACTTAGCGGTCTATACAGAGAGATTAGATAGGTATATAGAAGGACAAACTCAATTAAACGCGACGATTTGCAATAGTTTAGAGAAACTTAATGATGAACTCGATGAAATAAAGCATTGGAGAACTCGTATGTATGGGGCTAAATCAGCCTTGTTTGTGATGGGTGTACTATTTACCCATTCAGCAATAGTGCTGGGTAGCCTTATTGGTATAATGAACTGGTTCTCAGCTGATTAGGAGATTATATGCCAACTTCAGAACATTTTCCAGAGAACTGGCCTGAATGGGAAATAGACCCCAGTACTAGAAGTAGTGTACATCTATGGACTAAGTATGTCCCGATTGACATTACCGTTGGTACTACCGCAGTTGATTTATTAACTGTAGCACGGGGAGAGCCAGCTGTCAACCTTGTAAAGAACCCCTCTATTGAACACGCCACAATATCAGAATTTACTGTCTCAGGCTCCGCAATTTCACAAAGTAGTGCCCAAGCTGCCACAGGCAGCAATTCCCTTTTGGTAAATCCTGCTAACGCAGCAGTTGGGGAAGGGTTCTATTGGAGTGATAAGTTTGCAGGGCATACTGAAGGTACATTCATTGTGGCGAATTGTGAAGTTAGGGGGGCTTCTGCGTCAGGGGATGTAAAGATTTCGATTCAAGATGCTGATGGGGTTGAGTTAGCTGCCAGTGCTACTCATAGCTTAACAACATCTTTTGCTCGTATCTCTATTAAGTATGAAATTGCTGAACGTGTAGCAGCCACCTATAGAGTAGCTGTCACTACCGTTACACAGCACAACATAGATTTCTATGTAGATAAGATTATGATAGAACAACGTAGAGATGGGAACCTAAGTGATTATGTAGATGGTGCCCAAGGAGTCAATTATGAATGGTTGGGCACTGCCCATTTATCTGAATCCAAGCGTAGGCCAGGAATTTCAGCGGTACGTGGGTTTAGTTTAAAGAATGGGCACGGAAGCCAAACAGTTAATATAGGTATAGACACGGATGCTACGGCTGCGGGTGCAACCTCCACAGGAATCCTCTTGAAAACAGGGGAATCCATAACAACTAATTGGCCTATAGATGCCCGAACCAAAATATCTGCTATTGCGTCTGGGGCTGGTACCCAGGTGTATGGTGTTATTTGGGGAGTCCATTCAAGTTAATGAGTATTGCAACACCGTATATAAATGCCTCTACTGCTGCTGCTAAACCTGATTCCCTCTTTTGGTTGGAAAAGGGTAAGTCAGGACGTACTACTGTGGAAGATATCCAAGATGCTTTGCAAGAATATGAGCGGAATTATCACGCAGGAAACTCATCTAAGGCAGAGATTTTAACTTTACATAGAGCTTTTCCTGATAGTCCTACATATAAAAAAGCAGCTACAGAAATTCAAAAAATGGATATGGTTGACCCTATGGTAATTGGTGGCCCTGCATCAATTGAAATGATTGATAGAGAGGGGCATCTAATTACTACTAATGCTTTGAATAGAGCTTTTCAAAAATTTATGAGTAATCAACGTACTCGTAATGTTATGGTCTTGCATTCAGACGTTCAGGTAGGTTGGGCTTTGCCTGCTTATATATCTAAAGGTGGGCAGATATTTAAGTCTGGGGTGGGGGAAAACGGATTATTCTTTATTTGTGAACTACGGGATGATACAGCTATTTCTAAAAAGGTGGCAGACCAGATTAATAATGGGCTGTTAAAAAGCTATTCTATAGCAGGAAGTGCTACTAAAATCCAGAACATGAAGAAGGGGCTAACTCCGTATATGCAAGTGGATGAAATGGAATTAGCAGAAGTGACGGTTTGTGAGAAGGGGGTAAATCAGGGAGCTAGTTTTGAGATATTGAAGGCTGAGATGCCCCAAACAGGAAAAGTGGATAAAGACCAGTGTGGTTATAGAGACGCTACGGCCCCTGAAATGAACCTTGGAATCAACTGTGGGCACTGCAAATACTTTAACTCTGATACACGAACTTGTGATGTAGTAGTAGGCGATATAATGCCTGGGGATTACTGCCAGTTATTTGAAGCGGGAGAAAAAGATTCCCCGCAAATACAAGTTCATAGGAAGATTGTAATTATGAGGTCTGACAATACTGGTAAAATCAACTTTGAGAAATCTTTTACAAATTGGATGGCAAAAGAAGCAGACCCTTTGAAGAGCGGTAAATCATTTCCTACCCTTGATAACTTTGAGGGAAGGGATGCTGAACATCATCGCTTTCTTCAGGAGTATGGTTTTCCGTCAGAACCTGACATAGAGACTATGCGGTATATCCCAGTAGTTGAAACTGAAACTGATGATGGTGGTATACCCATACATGTTAAACCCCCGTGGGTTGTAAATGAATCTGGGCAAGATTTGGGAGATAAACTGGATGGGGAGTTAAAGAAATCTTTAGAAATATTTTACAATGTTTTGCAGAAGAGGGAATCTAGACCCCGCCGTCCATTAGATAAAGCCCCTTTTTATTCTAACCCCCCCACTAATGTTACTCCGCAAGAACCTCCTAAGCCGCCAGGCTCTGAAAATCCAGAGCCGAATCAGCCTACGCCTCCTAATATTCCTACGGCTAATGTAGGGGCATCTACTTCTACTGCACCCCCCAGTTACGTTCCTCAACAACCTATGACTGAACGTGAACAACGTGGGAAAGAGTTTGGAGAAATGCGTGAGGGAGCAGAGAAGCCTTTAGGACGATTGCAGAGAATCTTTAGGCAGGGTAGGGGGTCAAAGCCTGATACAGAATCATCTGAGAGTCCATCTACAAGACGGGCTGACCCGTCTTATGTACCTCAACAACCTATGACTGAACGGGAACAACGTGGACAGGAATTTGGGGAAATGCGTCGAGGAGCAAAACAACCTTGGGGCCAAATTCAGAGAGCGTTCAAAGCGGGTAAACGAGGAGCAGGACGTAGCCTCGATAGGCAGGCTGATAGACTAGGCCGAGGTATATCTACCTTAGATAGG